GAGCTGCCATCTTCCTTGCTTTTTCTAACTCAAGTATTGCTCTTTCAGGTATTAATTCGCCAGCCTCAACAGCTTGACTCAACTCAACTTCCTTCTCCATTAATCCAACTTCGATCTCCTTCTTATGCATCTCCAGTCTTTCATCAACCTGCTCCTTTATTACCTCCATCTCAGCAGGTGATGGGACTACTCTAATAAATACATTACGATATGCAAACTTCTTTTTGGCATATGTTTCATAATATGGTATAATATCATCGTCTTCAGCATCAAGATTTACTCCCATTGTAATATCTTCTGGTTGAATACTTTGATGATAATGAACATCTCTTTCGGAATAGGATACAGCCTCTGTGCTCTTCGATACCCGTTTGATCTTCGACTTGTAATCAGGTAACATATTAATAAGACTTGACCTTGATAAATTCTTTCTAACTATTATAAATGTAGCATCTCTAAATAAGAAGTCCCTACTAGCTGGGTCAACATATACATCATATGGCTCAACTCTATTAAACATAACCTCACCCATACCTCGATCAGCATCTGAATCAATGTCTATAAGAAAATAACCCATACCCTTAGTCAAAGAATCAAGTACAACCTGACTATAAATAGATTTTCCATTAGATAAATACCAACAATAATCAGCAATTTCAGAATGAACCTGTGCAGTATCCACATCATCACCAGTAGCTCCAACTGCTTTCCATCTTGGACTATTAGCAGTTACGAAATACTTCATAATTTCAACAATTGGAGATACCCTATTAATTGTAAATGTGGGCATCCCTGATTCTTCTAATGCATCAGTTTCTGACTTTGACAGTTGCTCATTTAAATAAAAATCATATCCTTTCTGACTGAGAGTTTGCCATCTTTGCCTATGACTATTATTAGCTCTTTCCCAAAGCTGTTTGTTAATTTGAGCTCTTTTGTTATTTGTTAATCTTGCCATTATTCTCTTATCTCTATATGAACTAAATCATCAAAATTATTATCTTTAATTTCACCATCACTGTCCCAGTCTCCACCCCATCTTGCTTTAACTCCTAACTGTTGTGCAATACCACGAAGCATACCACCCATATAATGGAATCTTTCTCTATCTTCCCAATCAATAGGATAAGGAGCTAAATCAACTGCTTTACCATCGATATGTTTAGAGAACCTTGTCTTGGTTGCACCTTTAGAGAGCAACTCTTCTTGCCTCTCTTTTGTTCTTACACCCTCGATTATAGTAACATCCATAATCTTTACTAACTCATTAAGAATATTAACAAGTTTAGCATCTACGCCTACAAGCCGAGACCGTGAACGCTTACCGAATTTCGGCATTAATTATACTAAAATCACTTAGGAAGGGCCTGTCGGCATCTTCTTTGCAGCTTTTGAAATTCTTGCCAATTTTTGTTTCTTAGTAGGCTGAGCTCTTTTACAACTATATGAACGACCGTCCCAATTAAAAGTACCTGATTCAGAACTTCCACAACCCTTTTTAAAAGCTTCTTTAAAAGAACCTGCTGCTTTTGACTTCTTTTCATACTTTGGATATACTTTACCAGGAGCTTTATTACCAGTGAGTTCAACTCCTTTAACACCTTTACGAACCTTGCCAGATTCTCTAAGAGTTGCCGGATTAACTGTAATACCAGCTTTTTTAAGTTGTTTACCTGATTTTCTAGCAGTAGACCTTTTTCTACCTGCCTTAGAAAATTTTTCACCTAATACCCACTTGTTTTCAGCCTTTCTCTTTTTTCTGCGCTCTTTGAGCTTATCTCCAATTGCCATTTTTATTCCTTATTAATTATGCGACGAGCCAGTTCCTGGCCTTTCGCTTTGGTTTTATCCATTGTTTTTTCTCTTTATCACGCTTCATATTCGGAGGAAATGAATGCACTTGAGCATAATAAAGACTCTCTATTGTATCGTCATGGGACATTTTAGGCCCAAAAGTAACAATTTCGTTGATCAAATCAAACATATTTTTCCTTAAACGTACCGTTCCTGTACTAAATCTACCACTTAAACCACTATAAATGCGATTCCTTTTATTAGTTCCGCCTGGTTTCTCAGGTATTACTGCAATATCATAGCGATTTAACCGCCTTCTTTCATCATTTAGTGCTTGAAATATACTTCTATTCATCGCAACATCCTCAACAGTTGATGATATACAATGATATTTTTCGTGGAGTTCCATAATATAATCAACAACACCCTTCTTTCCAATAATCTCACCATTGTCTGGGGCTTTACTCCCTATTGTTGGTATACTTCTATGTCTTTCATACTCTAAAACATATAATTCATTATTTGCGTCAATGGCAATAACCATAATAACGCTAAAGTCAGCATGTTTGGTATCTATATCTGTGGCAGGGTCACATCCTATAAACGTATTAACTGGGGTTTGTTCCCCGTCTTTTACAATATAATTCACACCATCTTCATGTTGATAATACCCATCCCAATAAATAAGATGTCTTCGAGTCCAAACTGCATCCTCATCACTCATTACTTCCATCATATATTCCTGATAGAACTTATGAGGTTGTCCTGAATCAGAATAAAACTTTTTCTTTTCTTTTAATTTCTTATCATTAAAAAAAGACTCCCATAAAGGAGACCCGCTATCCGTTATCGCTTTATAAGTAATTACATTCCATGCAAATTTTTCATTTTCCTTGACAGACTTAGCATGCCTTGTAAGAAGGTTGTTAATAAAACTGTCATAGTGCACAGGAGTACCATTAACACGCAAACGACCAGTATGAGGCTCCAAAGCAGGATATACAACGGCAGTAACAAGATTCGCATTTTTATCCCTCGCTTCTCTAGTTATTGTATTTTGTTCATGTTCAAAATCATCTAATACGATTAAGTCATATCTTTTATGAAGTTTTGCACCTCCACGAATACCAGCAACATTACTCTTGGATATTAGTTTACAACCATTAGTTAATTCAATATCCTCTTCAGTCCACTTCTTTCCTCTCATATTTCCAAAGTAGTATTTGATTCTATCATTATAATCCAAATGATGTTTTATATAATCCATATTTCCCACTGACAATTTCTGAGTTGCAGATACCCAAGCATAGAATAAAAAATCACCCTGACTTGTATCACAAAAGAGAAAGTCCTTTAATATCGAAGCCTTAGTCAATACAGTCTTACCGTGACCACGAGGAATAATGATGGCAACTTGTTTTATTGAACTATCATCAATCACATCTGCCATTTCATAATGAAAGAAAGGAGTCTCACTACGCATAAAGTCCTCATGCAAAAACAACTTACCAAAAGCAATTAAATCCTTACTTGCCACCTTTAAAGCATTCTCAGCTTCACTTACATTCTGACTATTTATATTCACTATAATTCTTTATATCCCTTAGTGTTACTATCTATAAAACGTGGAGTATTTTTATAATTTGCTGTTATTTCGGAACCTTTGTTAATCTTTTTCGCAGAATATAAGTTATAATCACGTCCTTCCTTCTTTAAATATGAATTATTGTCAAACTGATGATTAACTTTTTTTCCAAGATCTGTTCTAACATAATCAACACCTTCCCTTAAATCTCTAACATTGCCTTTTGTTTTTAAAGCAGTCCCAATATTTTCTTTAGGTTCTATATTTCTTGAAGCAAACGCTCCAGTCCCATGTATATTAGAATCACCAAGATAGTAACTCTTTGATATGTTTACATTATCATTATCATAAACATCTTTCATCATTTTAAAAGCTTTGTCGTCTGATTTCATGTTGATGCTTTAATTCTTTCTGGTATTTCCATACCTTCTATTATTGCAGATATTGTTTCTATTAAATAAACATGTCTCGATGTTATTAAATAAAGATTAGAAGGGAGTTCCCTTTTTATCCCCTTTAATTTAACAATAGACTCATCAAGAGGCATAACAATCTTTTTAGGGACTTTTGCACAACTATGCTTCATATAATTTGCCCCTGTAAATACACTTGCCGCTATATATACCGACAGTTTCAATATTAAAAATTTCATCATTATATTCTACAACTCCAAAGCCCTGCTGCCAATTATGACGAGCACCTCCTGATGGGACTATTCCGTCTATTCTTGAAAGAGTTCCCAATGTAGCAGCTTGATAAAACCTTGGTTCACCACGAGTCCATATTGTTTTATGAGCCATTTCTAACCTGTGAGTATGTCCTGTAATAATACTTATTCTTGCATTTTCAAGTAACTTAGTAACAGATTGACCACTTTTAGTACCTACTTTATTTCCATGAATACAAACAAGATTATTATTTATATAATATTCTCCCTTTGGATATTCACCAACATATTCAACTCCCATCTTATGCAATCCAAGTAAATATGGTATTGATACAAGAGGAGGAGCTTCAGGTTCGTTGGCAGGTCTTATTCCATATGCTTGAATAGTATTTTTAATGATACTATCAATCATTCTTTTTTCATGATTACCCTCAATGTATATCATATCCTTACAATAAGGTCTTATATTATGAATCCAACTGGATAACCAATCAATGGAAGCTTGCGTTGTATATGTAAACTCAGGCTTCACAAGATAATGAGTACTCCAATCAGGCAGATCAAGCATATCACCAAGTAATACAACCTTATCAGGCTTTATACTTTCAATGACTTTATCCAATAATTCAATTGCTTCTGTATCATGCAAAGAAGTCATCTCTCCAGTCTGCATATTTCTTTTGAACCCAACCTGCATATCAGGAACTACTATACACTTCTTTAAACCATTATCAAAAAACTTAACTTTATTAAAATTAACATCCCTTACAACAGCTCCATGTATTATAGGAAAGTCGCATTTAACAGGTTTCTTTCTTAAAAGAGTTGCCTTCGCCTGATAATTTGTATGAGTATTCCATACTACCTTACCATCAACTTCCTCCTTTGCCGAAACATCCCACTGATTAACTTTAAAATTGGTTATCTCCCATTCAGACCTGTCAATAGAAAAATTATCCAATAACTCATCAAGACTTGGCGGCTTATCTCTATGTACAAAATTCGAATCTATATATTTATAATTACCTTCTTCCCATGAGGACGATGTGGAACCTGATATATTAGCAGGTATTACATCTGAAGAATCACTCCAATGCCTCTCGCAATCATTACATTTATACCTCTGAGACCCAGATTCTCTTGTACCATTCTTCTTTGTATTTGTTGAATCACAATGTGGACAAACCATTATTTCTCCTCTTCTTCAGTTGGACTCTCTATTTGCTTCTGATCCCTCTCAACTCCCTCCAATTGTTCTGGTGAGAAACCCTGAAACATCCCAAGAAGACCAACCTCTCTCTGTTTTACTGTATTACCAGACGTTCCTACTATTTTACCAAGCTCCTTGGTAGATTGTAACACAATATTATCATCTTCACTATAATCAGCAAGTGTTTTTAGCTTGTCAAGTACATACTTATGATCAATACCAAGCTCTTTTGCAATATCTAATACTGTTTTTTCTATTTCTTTCATAACTCTCTCCTGTTTAAGTAATATCGTGGCTTTCTTTCTGGCTTTGTTATTTGAAACTTCATTATAAGCATTTTTGTAAGCATCAACTGCTCCCATCCCTACCACTACATTGGTGGCAAATTCTCTTTCTTTTCTTGTGGG